ACGGACATCGACGGCGTCGTCTACGCCCGCATCGGCGCGGAACGAGAAGTGATGTCGTTCGCACCCACTGGCAACACGGCGGGTGACCGCGCGTACTCCATTCGCGCCGTCAACGGTCAGTACAATCCGCTGTCAGGCGAAGTCGGGCAGTTGATGGGCAGCGAATTCAGCGGCATGAGCGCCAACACTCCGCTGGTGCGGGGGATGCTCCTGTTGCCGCTGGCCCCCGCGTTGACCGCGACGGGTAGCGGTCCCATTGTTCAAGTTGGCGCAGCCACGTTGACGCAGCGGATTTACGCGGCGCTCCACGTCCTGGCGCCCACAGGCACCACGCCTTCGTTCACGGCGGTGGTAGAAAGCGCGGCGGCGGTGGGATTTGCCTCGCCCACGACGCGCTTGACATTCACGGCCGCCACAGCGTTGGGCGCCCAGTGGATGGAGTTGGCCGGTCCCGTGACCGACCAGTACTGGCGAGTGACCTACACCATCTCGGGCACGACGCCGTCGTTTCAAGCATTTCTGGTCCTGGGGATCCAGTAACAAGGAGCGCACATGCCAACAATCGTCTACACCGACGCATTGCTGACGGTCAATTCTATCGACCTCAGCGACCACGTCAAGTCCCTCACCCTGAACTACGAAGCCGAGATGCTCGACGACACCGTCATGGGCACCTCGGGCACCCGGTCGAGCAAGCCCGGCCTCAAGAACTGGAGCCTCGAAGTCGAGTTCCTCCAGGACTACGCGGTCGGCTCCGTCGACGCGACCCTGTTCCCGCTGATCGGCGCGGACTCGTTCCCGGTGACGGCACGGGCCAAGAAGGCCGTCGTCGTCAGCGCGACCAACCCGACGTACTCGGGGAGCGCGGTCCTCGAGAATTACTCGCCCATCACGGGTGAGGTCGGTACGCTTGGCCAGACGTCTTGCACCTTCCGCGCAGGCGGCGGGGCGGGTAACGTCCTGACACGCGCCATCGCGTAAGTCGTTCACCAGGGCCGCCGTCTGGCAGGCGGTGGCCCATCTTCCCCAGGAGCACCGCATGCCTATCCAGATGAAGCCGTTCACGTTCTTCGAGAAGTACGAAGGCTTCCCCCGCAACCTCAAGTTCGACATGAACGCGCTCGGCGACTTTGAGCAGGAAACCGGCATGGGCTTTGGTCAGCTCATGCAGCAGCGGGCTATCTTCGCCGTGGTGCGCGGGATGCTGTGGGCCGGGTTTCAGCACGAGGATCGACGCATCACCGTGCGACAGGTCGGTGACCTGATGCAGCAGTACGTCACCGACGAGATGTTCCCCGACCGCGACATCAGCGACCTGTTGTCGTTCGCGTACGAAACCGCCCAGGAGCAGGGCGCGTTTGGACGCGCCGAGGATTTCAGGAAGAAGGCTCTGGCAGCGACTCGGCTGAAGCAGGTCGGCCCCGTCGTGGTGAGCGACGAACAGGTGCTCGAGGACGTGGTCCAGCCCCCGAACCTGTTCGACCAGGGTCAGTAGAAGCGCTCACACCCCGTCCCCGTGCAGGCAAGTCTTGGACGGAGTGGATTGAAGACGCGTTGCCGGTGGCGTGTGGATCACTGAACTTAAAACCGTATGAGTTCTATGTCCTCACGCCGCTCGAGTTTCACTGGTTGTTGCTCGGGTGGATGTACCGGAAGCGTCGGGATGAAGAAGACCAAGCGGTGTTGATTTGCTACTTGGTCAACGGGAAACAAAAGAACGCCTTACGTCCTGAAAAAGTTCTCGGGCGCATGATGGGTCCACAGTTTGATGAGGTAAAGCCCAGTGCCTACAGTTGGCGAAATTCTCGTCCGAGTGGGGATCGTAAGCGGGGGCCTCGCAAGTGAGGCGTCACGCGTCGAGCGCACGTTCGATGCGATGGGTGCCCGGCTAACCAGCCTGGGCACCCGGATTTCCGTTGGTGTTAGCGCCCCGCTTGCCGGGGCGTTAGGCATGGTGGGCAAATTCGGCATGGACTTCGACAAGGCCATGACCGAATCCCTTGCCATCATGGACAACGTCAGCGAGGGCATGCGGAAACGCATGGAGGAGACGGCGTTCGCCGTTGCCCGGTCCACCAAGTTTGGCGCGTCAGAAGCCGCCGAGGCCTATTTCGACCTCGCGTCGGCCGGGTTGTCGGCGGAAGATGCCATGGGGTCGTTGCAGACCGTGGCAAACTTCGCCCAGGCCGGTGTCATGAAGCTGTCCGACGCAGGCGATTACCTCGCGGGCGCGGTGACGGCGGTCGGGGATGCCTCTCTCGGCACGACGGGCAAGGTCGAGGGCATGGCCAAGATGGCCGATATCTTGACCGCTGCCAACAACAGCGCCCTGGGTACGGTGGAGGATTTTGCCAAAGCGATTTCCACCCGTGCGGGCGGTGCCATCAACCAGTACGGATTGTCCATTGAGCAGGGTGTCTCTGCCCTGATGGCGTTTGCATCGCAGAACATCAAGGGTCAGCGCGCAGGCGAGCAGATGTACATCGCCATGCGCGACTTGCAGAAGGCCTCGGTCAAAAACGCGGATCAGTGGAAAAAGCACAATATCAAAGTCTATGAAGAAGGGACCGGAAAGTTGCGGTCCATGGGCGAGGTCATTAACGACATCTCCCGCTTCACCGAGGGCATGACCGCCCAGCAGAAGTTTGCCGCCATTTCGATGCTCGGCTTCCAGGACAAGAGCCGTGGTGCGATTCAGGCCGTGTTGGGCATGGGCAAGGAGATGCAGCGGTTCGAAGGCATCTTGAAAGACGCGGCGGGCACATCCGAGCGCGTTGCAAACAAGCAGATGAAGGCCTTGTGGAATCAGGTCAAACAGTTGTGGCACGAGGTAGAAATCCTCGGTATCAAACTGTTCCAGGATTTTGTCCCCATTCTGTTGAATGATGTCGCTCCCGCGCTCAAAACCATGGTAGGGATGTTGGGGGAGCTTGCCAAGTGGTTCTCGGCCTTGCCTGCGCCGGTAAAGTCGACCGTCGTCGGCATGGCGGCATTTCTGGCTATCCTGGGTCCACTGGTCTATGGTCTGGGCGGCATCATCTCGGCCATGAGCGTCATCGGGACCGCCGTCTCCGTTCCTCTCCGCGCGATCAGCACACTCGGCATGGCCGTGCATTTGGCAACGAATTACCTCACGGTCGGACATGCCGCTGCAGTGATGTATGGGCGGGGCATGGGTGCGGTGGTCACCGGGGTATCCAATGCCTCCGCTGCCGCGTCTGCAGGGGTTCAGGCGTGGGCGTCGTGGTCCACGCGGACGGCCGCCGCCGTCAAGGGTGCCCAGGCCGCCACCACGGCGGTGAATGGCCTGTCGGCGGGCATGACGACCATGGATGCCATCAACAAGGGCATCGCCGCCAGCGCAGTCGGCACGGGGGTCGCGACGGGTAAGCTTGCCCAGGCGTCTTCGTTGCTAGCAACCGCGTGGCAGTCGGTGGCGGTGTGGGGGCGCAACCTGTTGTCCTTCATTCCCCGCATGCTGGGGCCGTGGGGCGTCCTCGCAACACTTGTTGGGACCGCCGCGTACGCGTTTTACAAGTACCAGACCCGTGTCGACGACGCAAAGGACGCCATGCGTAACAACATGGCGGTCACACACAAAACTGATCAGCAGTTGATGTCTGTCATCAAACGATATGAAGAGCTGTCAGGCAAAGTCAATCTAACAAAAAAAGAAAAAGAAGAGCTCTCCCGCGCGACCGAGGAGTTGGGCAAATGGACCGGGTTCAGCGCCGAGGGGTTTGCACGGGAATCTCGCGCGTCCGATGCCCTGTTGGACTCGTTGAAACTCCAGGTGCAGGAACGGTGGGCACTCGCCGAGGCGATCAAGGCGGAAAACACCCAGAAGGCATTGGGCGTTCGCACGGATTTCTACGCCGCCAAGGACCGCGCCGAGTCCGCCACCCGCCGCGCCAACGCGATTAGGAACGGTACAGAGTTCATCACCGGCCCCGGAGGGCGCACCGCGAACAAGGAAGACCGGGATCGCGAAGTCAACGAGATGTTGCGCCAGGCCCAGCTGGCCGATGAAAAAGCCAAGGGATTGGCCGAGACGCTTAAGAGTCTGGGCATGGCGCAAAAGGGGCGCGACATCTCGTTGAACGCGGGGCCAGCCAAAGAAGAAGAAAAGCCCGCCAAACCCAATCCGTTCAAAGTCGACCCGCCCGTCGTGAAACCGAAACGGGGAGCTCGCGTCGAGCGAGAGATGCGCGTGCCCGAGTCGTTGTTGACGAATTACCTCAACGACTTGTACCAGATGCACGAGGCGGTCAACCTCGCCGTCGCGCAAGACACC